CAGTAGTAGATGATTGGGAAACTGATTCGAATACAATTCCTTGTAAGGGAGTAAGATTTTTTCAGCAAGATAATTGGCAAACTGCATTAACTGGTCAATATATAGTTAATGCTAGAAAAAATGGAATCAAGAGTAAATTTTTTAAAAATAAAGCTCAGGCTTATATCATGTATCCTAAAAAAATGGAAAATTTACATGCTGAGTGGTCGCGAATTAATTATTATTATATCGATAATTCAGAGACTCACTCTAGAGTCGTATTTATGTCGAAGAAAGCCGCCGGGTTTAAATTTGATGGTGAACACAAAGTCGGTGAAGATACTATACAATATTTAGAATTAAAAGATGCTGCTATTCGTGGTGAATTAAATATGGTATCTTTAGATGAATCTATTCCTACTTACGTTTATGATCAGAGAGTGTCAGGCGTGGCGGTAGGTTCTACATGGGAAAAATCTGGTAAAGGATTTATGGGTTGGTTACAGCCACTAGTAGAAAAATATTTATTCATGGAAAGCTGCGGTTTATTGCACACTGAAGAATTGCCAGAAATAGAAATAGATTATCCTATCGGCTATATCCCTAATGTTTTTGAACTTGTAGATTGGCGTGAATATATCTATTAATAAATAAACTTTGAAGATAAAACATTTATAAATAAATGGTGTGACATGGAAAAAACTGGTTTATCGGGTACAATAAAAATAGAAAAAGCAGATGGTTCTGTAACTGAAATCTATTTAAAACCTCGAACTAAAAATTCTAAAGAAAAATTAGGAGAAGAAAAAAATGGCGACACTACAACATCCAACATCAGTGAGAAACGCGATCGCTGATACCGTAGTCGATCTTATCGATGCAGGCGGCAGTGCAGGAAAACTGAAATTTTATACGGCCGATGGTGGTAGCCTTCTAGCTGAATTGACTTTCAGTGCAACAGCATTTGGAGCAGCAGCCTCAGGTGTAGCGACAGCTGCAGCTATCACAGCAGACTCTAATACTGCTTCTGGTACTGTGACTTGGTTTGAGGTTGAAGATTCAAATGGCAATCTTGTTTTTGAAGGCGATGTAACCTCAGATGACGTTGGTACAGGTTCTATTCAGCTTTCGTCTGTGGCGCTGGGTACTGGTGATACTGTTTCTGTTAGCTCACTAACTTACACTGCACCCAATTAATTTATAATGTTTAAGGGTACCGAATATCCGGTACCTAGTTACCGGACATTAATACAAAAAAAAGACCGATTCGTCGGTCTTTTTCATGCGTGGGGGCCGGTATAAATGACTGATATATTCTATGTAGTAGACGGTTATGTCGAGGTCGGTTATGTAGAACGTGAGCTCGACGCATCTGCCGGCATTGTATCAAACAATTCATCAGTCACAGCTACTGGAACTCGTACAGTAGTTTCTACAGCTGGTGCATTAGGCATCACATCATCATTTACTGGAACAGGTGAACGTGAGATTACGTCCACTGTTTCACTAGCATCTGGAAATTCATCAGTTTCAGGAACTGGCGCAGCTGGCAGATCAGTTGTATTTGGTTCTATACAATCTGGTGCCAGTGATGTTGATGGCATAGGCGAAAGAACTATTATTGGTAGCGGTACGTTAGAATCAACTAACTCTACCGTGTCTAGCGTATCAGAAAGAACTATCACTTCTACTTCGTCTTCGCTAATATCAGATAATTCTATAGTATCTGGTACTAGTGAAAGATCTATTACTAGTGTATCTACTAGTCTAATCTCAACAAATTCTTCAGTTAGCGGCTCAGGTGCTAGAAACTTAGTTGTTGCGGTTGCTTCCGCGGAAGCAGGCGACGCATCAGTATCTGGCATAGTCGAACGTATTGTTGTTTCCACTCTTGGTGCATTAGGCATCACATCATCATTTACTGGAACAGGTGAGCGTCAGATTACCGGCGCCGGCGCAATTAGTATTACATCAGTCGTTTCGGGTATAGCAGAAAGAGAAATAGTAAGTTCTGGAAGTCTTGTATCTGGAGGGTCCGCGTCGAGCGGTACTGGTACACTTGAATTTTCTTCGTCTGGATCACTTATAGCGGGCAATAGTTCGCTATCTGGTATAGGTGAGAGAGAAATTGTTGGAACTGGTGCCGTAGTAGTTAGTAATTCGACTATTATTGGAGATGGTATTAGAGAAGTAGTATCTATATCCGGAGCATTAGGTATTACTGCTTCGTTTGTAGGTACAGGTGAAAGAACAATTACGGGTAATGGTACGGCTGTATCAAATAATTCAACAGTCATAGGCACAGGCAGCAGAAATCTAATAGTCGCAGCTGCAACACTACAATCTAACGATAGTTCTGTATCTGGTATAGCAGAAAGAATAATATCTAGCACTGCCGGTAACATAGAAAGCGAAAATAGTGAGTTGAGTGGTATTGCTATTCGTGAAATTGTTTCTGTTGTAGGCGCGTTGGGAATTACATCGTCATTTACTGGAACTGGTGAGCGTGAGATTACTGGTTCTGGTACTTTAACTAGTACTTCTAGCTCTACTGGATCAGGAAGTCGAGTAATCTCTGCAAATGGTGATCTTATTATCACCACATCAGTAAATGGTGTCGCTGAAAGAGAAATTATAGGCAACGGCATAATAGTTAGTTCATCTTCGTTTAGTGGCAATGGCACAAGAGAAGTTGTCAGTGTAATTGGTGCCATTGGTGTTACATCATCGTTTACCGGTACAGGAATAAGAACAGTTAGCGGTACAGGTTCTCTTGTATCTGGAAATGCTTCTGCATCCGGATCAGCTACAGGAACTTCGCAATCTTCAGCATCTGGTATTTCAGGAATACAAAATCCATCAGTAAATGGTGTTGCTGAAAGAGAAATAGTTTCTACTGGTGGATTAATATCGAATAATGTTTCTGTTTCTGGTATAGCCGAAAGAGAAATTGTGTCTGTTAGCGGTGTATTAGGTATTACAACATCGATAGTTGGCGTGGGTGAAAGAACTATTACTGGTACTGGTTCTCTTATTTCAAGTAACGCGGCTATATCTGGTGTTGCTGAAAGAGCTCTTATTATTGTTACAGGACCATTAACATCTGAAAACTCATCTGTGGATGGTATCGGAGAAAGAGAAGTTGTTGGTGTTGGTTCTATTGTTTCTGTTGGTTCATCTGTAGGTACTGGCGAACGTACTGTAATAGTCGTATCAGGACCACAAAGCGATGATAGTTCAGTCAATGGCACAGCTGAAAGAATAATTGTCGCATCCGGTAATCTCTTAGCTGCAAATTCATTGCTTGAGGGAGATGTAGAAAGAGATAATACTGCTAATGGTGTGTTAATTTCACCAACTACTATTGTCTCAGGTTTTGGCCAAAGAGAAATTACAGGTATTGGTCAATTAATTCCGACTAGCTCTGCTATTGGTTCAGGTATACGAGAAGTTGTAGCTATATCAGAATTACAAAGTGAAGACAGTATAGTTAGCGGTATTGTTGAAAGAACTGTAATCGGTAGTGGTTCTCTAACTTCTGGTAATTCTTCAACGACTGCAATCGCCGCTCTTGGCGAAGGTTTTGGTTCAGTACAGGGAAGTTCTACTGTTTCTGGTATTGGTACGAGAACAATACCTGGCGTCGGTCAATTAATTAGTAATAATAGTAGTATAGATTCAATTGGAATCAGAGAAATCACTAGTGTTGTCAGTCTTATAGCTTCTGATTCTATTGTATCTTCTATAGCAGAAAGAATTATTACTACTGATGTTGCGATTGTATCTGCTGATAGTAATATTTCTGGCACAGCAGAACGCATAATCACTAGTGACGTAACGTTACAATCACAAAATAGTAATATAGCAGGCGAAGGTTTAGGTGCCAGAACGATTATTGGTGCACTCGTATCTGATGACTCATCTATTTCCGCAATAGTCGAAAGAGAAGTTAAACTAATATCAGGTATCGATGGCCTTACACAATCGTTTGTTGTATCGCCTGGTGAAAGAGAAATTCCTGTTGTCAATCATACTCTGCAGGGTGAAAGCGCAGTCAGCGGTATTGCTGATAGGACAGTTACACAGACAGCAGATAATTTACCACAAAATGATAGCTCTGTAATTGGTGTAGCTGAAAGAATCGTCACACAAACTGCCGATAATATACCGCAGTTACCCGATAGTGTAGTGAGTGGTTCTGGTACCCGAACAATCACATTAAAACAATCTCCAATTGTTGATAATTCTTCTGTTATTGGATCTGGAATAAGAATTGTTAAAGTACTAGATGGACCGAAACCACAAAGTACAGTTAGTGGTTCTGGCATACGAACAGTAGTACAAACAAATGATGGTTCACTTGTAACAACTGGATGTACAGTTACAACGCAGCCTCCAGTTGAAAGAGAAATAACTCAGACAGCGGATAATATCCCGCAGGCTGATGATTGTGTTGTTAATGGTATCGGTGAAAGAATTATTACCACAGAAATTAATATTGTCGCTGGTAATTGCGTTGTTACTTCTCCGATCGGTGAACGTGAAGTTAAGGTAGTTAAAGGACCGCAGGCGGAGGCTTCTGTTTCTGGTGTAGGTGAAAGAATAATTGTTTCAACATTTACATCATTGTCAACTGTTGCTGCAGTAAAAGCTATTGTTGAAAGAATTATCACGCAAAAAGCTGATAATATACCGAGAAATGATAGTAGTCTAAGCGGTATAGGTGAAAGAGAAGTTAAAAAGGTCGATGGACCAACTGCGAATCAATCATCTGTTAGTGGTGTAGGTTCTCGTGGTGTTATTGTTGTAGCACATGATATACAGGGTCAAAGTACTGTCACTGGTATTGGTCATGCAGAAATTAAACTTCTAGCAGCTAAACAACACATTGTGATTAAATTGGCTGCAGACGCAGATGGTAACGATACTCGTACAATTACTGCGATCAAACCAGACACACAGGTCATTGTTGTAAGACTAAGACCAAATGTAATAGCTGGAAATGATAGAGAAATAGAAATACAATTACCTATTAAACAAGCAAGTTAGATAAATAAAATAACGATTAACGGAGAGCACAAATGGCAGTTCCAACTACAAGAGATGATTTTAAGGAGTATTGTCTTCGCTCTCTTGGAAAACCCGTCATCGAAATTAATGTAGACGATCTTCAAGTCGAAGATAGGATCGACCAAGCTTTGCGTTTTTATTGGGACTATCACTTTGACGGTACTGAAAAAATATACTATAAACATCTCATCGATGATGATACAATAGCTAACAAATATATTGATTTACCTCAAAATATTATTGGAGCTGTAAAGCTTTTCCCTATTGGTGATCCAAATACATCGTCTGGTGATATCTTTAATATCCGATATCAGATCGCGCTAAACGATTTATATACACTTACAAATGTTGCATTGATCGATTACTATATGACAATGGAACACCTCGCGTTAGTACAAGAACTTCTTGTCGGTAAACCACAGATCAGATATAATCGCCATCGTAATCGATTACATATTGATGAAACTGCAGGAGATTTGGAAGTCGGCCAATATTTGTTAGTCGAAGCATACGAGTTGGTAGATCCAACAACATATACAGATGTGTGGTCCGATCGTTGGCTACAATATTATACTTCGCAACTTATCAAACGGCAATGGGGTACAAACCTAACAAAATTCGAAGGACTTCAATTACCTGGTGGTGTGACGTTTAACGGTAGACAAATCTACGACGAAGCGCAGGCAGAAATCACTAAACTAGAAGAAGAGATGATCAACAACTACAGTCTGCCTGTAATGGATATGATTGGTTAGCACTAGCTAATTATACACACAAATTAGGAATTGTAAACAGTAATGGCCACAAACCCGTATTTTGACAATTTTACAAATACGCCAGAGCAGACCCTGATCGAAGATCTGATTATTGAATCGATCAAGATATATGGTCATGATATGATCTATTGTCCTAGAACTGTAGTAGCTAGAGATAATGTATTTAATTCTGATTCTATTTCTAGATATGAAGATTCATACACAATTGAGATGTATATCAAAAATGTAGAAGGTTTTGAAGGTGAAGGAGATTTCTTATCACGCTTTAATATTCAGATCAGAGATGAAATAACTTTTACTGTTGCTAATAAAAGATTCAGTGAGGCGATAGGCGATTTCGAAGGTCAAATACGACCACAAGAAGGCGATATTTTATATTTTCCCCTCACAGAAAAAATATACGTTATTAAATTTGCAGAACATGAAGCTCCTGTATTTTATCAAATGGGCGCATTACAATGTTATGATTTAAGATGTGAACAATGGGAATACTCAGGGGAAGAATTGGATACAGGTATTGCTGCTATTGATGATTATCAAGAACTTTATACTATTGTAGCTGATGCAGATGATGGTGTAACATATGATGCAAATAATAATGTAATCATGGATGCAAACACTGGTCGTCCGCTGGGTGTAGTAACTGATTGGCAACCAGATGATGTGTTTAATGATGGCGGCACATTCGAAACTTTGGCTGATGGATTTATTGACTTCTCAGAAGCAGATCCATTTAGCGACGACGGGCGATACTAATGTTTGGAAGAACTTTTTACCACGATACATTGAGGAAGTATGTCATACTTTTTGGCACACTCTTTAATGATATTTGGATCAATCGCCCTGATAATTCAGGTAATGTTAAGCAGTCACTGAAGGTACCACTTTCGTATGGACCAAGAGAAAAATTCTTGGCTCGTATTGATGGTATCGACAGTAACAGAGATCCACAAGAAAATCCTTTCTCTATCGTTTTACCGAGAATGGGATTTGAGATTACAGGATTCAATTATGCTCCAGAAAGAAAATTGCCTACACGTAATAACTTCGTTACTACGGTTACCGATGACAATACTAAAAAGAAACATGTCTACAATCCGGTCCCGTATGACATTAATTTTTCACTTTCTATTTTCGTAAAGAATACAACCGACGGTACACGAATCATTGAACAGATCTTACCGTTTTTTACACCTGAATGGACATCGACTATTCAACTTGTAGATGATGCACCTATTGATATCAAACTCGATATTCCATTAGTATTAACTTCAGTCAATCAAGACGATGTGTATGAAGGCGCATTTGAAGAACGTCGCGCCTTAATTTGGCAGTTAGATTTTACAATGAAAGGTGTGTTTTTTGGACCAGTATATAAACAAGAAATAATTAATTTAGCAAACACACAAATTTTTGACTCGACATTGTATGACGATATTACTTTAGCTCCAGCTGGTCTTGATCCTGATCTAGATGTAGCGTCACGTTTAATTAATCAACCCGGTTTATTAGCCAACAATACACCTACAGTATACACCAGTTTAAATGTCGAACAAGCAACAGCGATCGCAAGCATAACTAATGGAGCTGTCACTTCTATTACAATAGTAAATGATGGTGTAGGTTATCAGAATCCTACAGTTAATATTACGGGAGGCGGTGGCGCCAACGCTACTGCTACTGCAGTGGTTGATAGTTCAGATTCTATTCAGAGTATTTTAGTAACAAACGGTGGTTCGGGTTATACAAGTACGCCTACTGTTACTATATCTACACCAGATTTACAATCTATACCAGCAAGCGGCATCGCTGCTAACTCAAATTATGGATTTGCTACTACAATTCAAACTCCATATCCTGATCAATGAAGGATAAAGAAATGAAAGATAATGAACAATTAGATGATATTTTAGATATTAAAACGACGACAATTGTAGAGGTTGGAAATGAAGAAAAGTTGCCTACTACATATCGACCATCTCTGCATGAAACCGACAAAGAAGTAGAGAACGATACCAAATATGTCCGTCAAAATTTCTATGATTTAATTGAGAAAGGTCATAGTGCTATTGACGAGCTTCTTG